GCACGACCTCTTCTCCTCGTTCGACATGGTGGAGGGCGGTCTGCCGTGGGACCCGAACGCCACACAGTGGGGCAACAAGGACGACGCTAACCTGCGTATTTTCATGGAGGAGAACTACGGCATCACCGGCAAGGACAAGATTAAGGACGCGAAGGACGCCGTGCTGACGAAGTATAAGAAGCACCCTATCCGCGACTACCTCAACGCCCTGGAGTGGGACGGCACGCCGAGGCTGGACAAGCTCATCATCGACTACATGGGGGCGGAGGACACGCCGCTCAACAGGGCATTCACCCGTAAGCACTTCACCGCCGCCGTGGCTCGTGTGATGAATCCGGGCTGCAAGTATGACTACTGCCTGATATTGCGAGGCACGGAGGGTATCGGTAAGTCTACCCTCTTCAACACGATGGCGGGGCAGTGGTTCAACGACAGCCTTATCACCACCGAGGGCAAGACGGGCATGGAGCAGCTGCGTGGCAGCTGGCTCATCGAGCTGGCGGAATTGGCGAGTATCAAGCGGAGCGACGTGGAGCAGGTGAAGAACTTCCTCTCGAAGAAGGTGGATATCTACCGCCCCTCTTACGGCATCGTGATGGAGCGCTACCCGAGGCAGTGTGTCTTCAGCGGCACGACGAACGAGGAGTACTTCCTGAAGGGCGAGACGGGTAACCGCCGCTTCTGGGTGATTGCCGTTAACAAGGACTTGCGCACCAAACAGATTGACCCGGGACTGGCGGAGGAGCGTGACCAGATGTGGGCGGAGGCGGTCTACCGCTACCGGCACGGGGAGAAGCTCTACCTCACGCCGGAGCTGGAGGAACAGGCGAGAGCGGTGCAGACTACCTTCAACGACGACAGCGACGACCCGATGCGAGGCATGCTGGAGCAGTATCTTCAGACGAAGCTGCCTATCGACTGGGAGACGTGGGACCTGGCACGCCGACGTGCCTTCTTCGCCAACCCCGACCCGCTGGAGGAGGACGGCGTGGTGGAGCGTCAGTATGTTTGCGCCGCCGAGTTCATCTGCGAGAGGCTGCAACGCAATATGACGGATAAGGAATATCGGTATCTGGCAAGGAAGATATGCGCTATACTGAGAGATATGCAGGATTGGCAAGAAATAGGTTCAAGACGCTTTGCCACTCTATACGGAAGTCAGAAAACCTTTCAGCGCTCAGTGGTCAATAATTCTGAGATTGACGATGCCGATTTATAAGAGATTGCAGAAAAGGTTTCGAAAATCAGCCACTGACCACCAAGATAAATATTTTGGTGGTCGGGGTCAGTGGTCAGTTAATAATTTATATTATAGGTAATTACATAATAAACCACTAAGAAACCAACAATATAGTAAAAGTTTATAGATAATAAGTTATATAGAGTTTTATATATAAAAAGTACATGCAACTATATGCGTATATACGTTATCGCGCGCGCGAAACTCAGTTGCAGGGTACAAGAATAAGGAGAAAGAAACCATGAAGAAGAACATAGAAAACATAGTTAAGCATGCCGAGGTGTCGGAGAAGGCAATCGAGGCATACCTGGTGAAACGTATGGCAGAAATCGGACTGCCGTGTCTGAAATACTCCAACCCGAACAAGGTGGGATACCCCGACAGACTCATAGTGCTGCCATCGAGGATGCAGGTGATATGGGTAGAGCTGAAGAGCAAGGGCAAGAAGCCAAGTGCCATACAAGACGAGCGCATCAAAGAACTGATGCAGCTGGGTCAATGTGTGGCGGTCATCAGCAGCAAGAAGGGAGTCGACGAGTTGTGCCTGCATATCTCTGAGGGTATTAACGAATATGTGGAGCAGGCAGCCTTACGTGAGGCGCAGAAAGGGTCGCAGTCATGACCGACTTCCGACCATACGAATACCAGAAGGCCGGCATACGGTGGATAACGGAACACACGAGCTGCGCACTACTCTGGGAGATGGGACTGGGCAAGAGTGTGGTGACTCTGACGGCCATTCAGAATCTGATGGATGACTGCGAGATAAGCCGCACACTGGTAATCGCCCCGAAGAAGGTGGCCGAGACTACATGGAGCACCGAGGCCGAGAAATGGAGTCACCTGCAAAGTTTACGTGTCGTGAAGGTGATGGGTACGGAAAAACAACGTAACTTAGCACTGGAGAAAAAAGCGGATGTCTACGTCATAGGCCGCGACAGTTTTGTGTGGCTGGTCGGCAAATACGGAGGCATGCTGCCTTTCGACATGGTGGTGATTGACGAGCTGACGAGCTTCAAGAGCTCCAAGAGTCAACGCTTCAAGGCTATGAAGATTTCAAGGCCAACGGTGAAGCGGGTGGTAGGACTGACCGGAACACCGGCGCCCAACGGACTTGTCGACCTGTGGGCCCAGGTCTATTGTCTGGACATGGGCGCACGACTGGGCAAGAGCATCACCCGATACAAGGACGCCTACTTCAACATCCACCGATGGAACAACATCGAGGTGGACTGCAGGATAAAGGCGGGATGTGAGGAGGTGATCAGAGACAAGATTGCCGACATCTGCCTGTCGATGCAGGCGAAGGACTATCTCCAGTTACCCGACCTGATGGTGCACACCGTGGAGGTGGAGCTGTCGTCGGCAACAATGAACTCCTACTGTAAGTTCGAGAAGGAGAAGGTCCTGGAATTCCGTGACCGACATGCCGACGAGCCGAGCAATGTGCTGGCGAATTCAGCAGCGGGCCTGATGAACAAGCTGAGCCAGTTCGCCAATGGCGCCATCTACGACGATGACCACAACGTGCATGAGATACACAGTGAGAAACTGGACAAGCTGGCAGAGATTGTCGAGGCAGCCAATGGCGAGCACGTGCTGGTGTTCTATCAGTACAAACACGACATTCCGAGAATCACCGCCAAGCTGAAGGGCTACAGGGTGGCAGAGTACTCCGGAGAAAAGGAGCTGCTTGAATGGAATGCCGGAGAGATTGACGTGCTACTCGCCCACCCCGCCGCTACAGCCTACGGACTGAACATGCAGCAGGGAGGACACTACATAGTGTGGTTTGGCACCGGATGGAATCTGGAATATTTCCAGCAGGCAAACGCCCGACTCCATCGACAAGGGCAACTGCATCCGGTGACGGTGTACAAGCTTGTGAGCAAAGGCACCGTTGACGAGAGAGCAGCTGCAGCGCTGGAGAGCAAGAAGGGAGTACAGCAGAGTCTTCTCGACTCGCTGAAGTACCTGATGGACCGATACGGAGGAGACTGACCATGGCAAAGGACAAGACTTACGTGAAGCTCATCCATACAGAGCGATGGGTGAAGCTGCGGAGGGCCAAGCTGAGTCAGGACCCTCTATGTGAGAGATGCAAGGAGCGCGGGCGGATAGAGGCAGCCGTCGAGGTTCACCATGTGGTGCCGGTGGAGGACGCGCAGACATCGAGGGAAAAAGAGGCTCTGATGTTTGATTGCCACAACCTGATGGCTCTCTGTCACGACTGCCATGTGGAGATGCACAAGGAGATGGGCAGAGGAGGCAAAGCATACGCCCGAAGGAGGGCCGAGAGGCAGCGAGAAGGCTTCAAGGCCAAGTTTTTGACGTAATTTGCCGGAAATCTGCCGATTTTAACGAATTTCGCAGAAATTTTAACATTTCGCAACCCGCGGGAGGGGGCCCCCATTTTTTTGAGGGGCGGTGGGTGCTCCAAACCTCGCCCAAACCTTTTTCCGCGCGCGGATTGATTTTTCGGCTGTTGGGGTTTCGTACCGGAAGCGGAGCCCCGTGCTGATTTTAAGACATTTAGGACACTCATAAAAAGAAAACGATGGGAGACAAAGAATTTAACTTCGGTGCCGGCTTCGGCGATTTCGGATTCGGTAGCTTCAACGAGAAGAAGCCGGATGCCGTATCGGTGGCCGAGGATGATGACGGGATTGACAACGGTGCGGCTGCCAAGAGAGCGCACAGGCGGACAAAACTGTGCACGGAGCTATCGCAGCGCTTCGAGTATCGACGCGCATTCAGTGAGGTGAAGATGCTCGAGGCCATGAAATACCGAAAGCTTGAGAAGGGCGTGACCTACAACTTCATCACCGCAGGCGATGTGGACTCACTGAGCTACCTGAAGGTAGTGCTCAACCAGTGCAGCCTCGATTTCGTGTTGTGCTCCACCTGGTGCATGGCCGCAGAGGACATCCTTCAGCTCCGGCAATGGTACGAGAGTGGGATGATCAGAAAGCTCGACATGTATCTCGGGGAGATATTTCCCGGCAGTTATCGTGTCGAGTGGGAAATGGTGAAGAAGTTTTACTCCGAACATCCGGAGGCAGGGCGCGCGGCGGTATTCAAGAACCACAGCAAGATTTACGCGGGCTACAACAAGGCCGAGGACTTCTTCTTCGGCATCCAGACGAGCGCAAATATCAACACCAACCCGAGAACGGAGCAAGGCAGCATCACCGTGGACAAAGGGCTCTTCGATTTCTACAAGGAGTACTTTGACGGCATCAATTCATTTGAGAAGTAACGAGAAGCGCAGATATGAAAGATCATTTGAAGGAAACGTTCATAATCAATCTGAAGAAAGCGGGGGCCATAGTGAGCCAGGCATGCGAGGCCACCGGCATCAGCCGCAGCACCTTCTACCGATGGAAAGACGACGACCCCGAGTTCAGCACCGCGGTCGATGAGGTGTTCGACATGCAGATAGACTTCGTGGAGAGCAAGCTGATGGGGCTCATCAACGGCGGAGACACGACGGCGACGATATTCTACCTGAAGACACGCGGCAAAAAGCGCGGATGGAACGAGAAGCAACAGCCGGTAGTGGAGATTAACACTGAACCGCAGCAGCCGGAATTCGCTCTGCCGGTAATTGATGCGGAGTCCGGCAAGCAGATGGTGGCCAAGAGGGTGAAAAGCAAGAAGGCCTATCTGGTCAAGCTGCTCAAGGAGCAGGGCAAATACACCGCCGAGCTGTCGATGCAGGCGCAGATAACAGCGCAGCTGCTTGTCCGCACAGAGATTCTGTCGGAAGAGATTCTGTCGGATGAGCATGAAGCGGTGAGCGTGGAGATTTCCAGGGAGGGCAATGAGCGCAGAACGGTCAGCCCGAAAGAGAAACTCTACCTCGACTTCGTTCAGCAGAGTCAGAAGGCTCTGAAGGCACTGGGCATGAACACCGACTCCAAGGAGCGTAAGAGCGATAATGATACCTTCGGAGAGTTTCTGAAGGAATTCAGTGAAGACGGGGATTGAGAAGGTGTTCAAAAAACGCGAATTTTGAACAGAAAAGTGGTGAAAGTGTGCAATTTTCTACGAAAAACGTACAGAAAAGCCGATTTTTTGAGTTTAAAAGCCGTTTTTGTGTAGAAAATGAACAGTTAATCAGGATACAGGCAAAAGGCCCGAATTTGGGCAAATAAAGGCATAATTTGGCATGACGGAGGAAGAAAGACATAAATTCAGGAAAGCGAAGGCGGCAGTCGTCGGTGAGCTGCAGGATAACATCACCGGCTACAAGGAACAATACAAGGCAGCACTGGCCACCGACGCCAGGCTTGGCAGCTACATCGAGGCGGTAATCTCCGAGCCGGAGAAACACAATCTCTTTGAACTGCTCAAGGTGCGCAGATTCTTCGAGCTGCTCGGGCGATGGAGATGGAACGCTAAGAGGGTGAAGCGTAAAATCAAGCTGTACGAGTCGCTGAAGTTCAGCGGAACGACGGGACGCACGCGCTACAAGCTGACGCCTGTGCAGGTTTTTCAGATGGCGCACATATTCGGCTTCACACGACCGGACGGTCGACGACTCATCCGCACCTGTTACATCTTCGTGCCTAGAAAATTCAGCAAGACAACCTTTGCGGCCTTCATGGCAGTTGACGACATGCTCTTCGGCGACAACAATGCCGAGGCCTATGTCGGTGCCAACTCCTATGACCAGGCGAAGAAGTGTTTCAATGAGGTCCGCGCCATCATGTTTGACCTTGACCCCTTGCAGAAGCACTTCCGCATAAACCGTGAGTCGGTGACCTTCAAGGACAAGGGGCGAGACAGCCTGGTGCAGTGTCTGACGGCCAATGCCAAGACCAAGGACGGACTGTTCGCATCACTGGCCATCCTCGATGAGTATGCGCAGGCACGCAACACCGCCAACAAGAACGGTGCCGACCTGAAGAATGTACTCACCACTTCGATGGGCCCGAGACGTGAGCCGTTGACGATGATTATCACAACGGCGAGTGACGTGGTGGACGGTCCGTGCTTCAAGGAACTGGAGGGTGCGAAGAAGGTGCTGCTGGGTGAGCTGAAGAACGACTCCATGTTTGCCGACCTCTTCATGCCGGACGTGGATGACGCGGAGGATGATCCGAGGACATGGGCAAAGGTGCAGCCACATCTGGGCATCACCGTACAGGCTGATTTCTACGAGCAGGAGTGGGACACCGCGCAGATGTCGGCGGAGAACATGCTCGCGTTTCGCACGAAGCTGCTCAACCGCTTCGCCATCAACGAGGCCAAGACATGGTTCACCTACGAGAAAGCGAAGGAGCTTTGCAGCGGGTTCAATATTGACACCGTGGCGGGCAAGCCCGAGTGTGCGGTGGCCTTCGACCTCTCAGTGCATGATGATTTCAGCGCCGTGACCTACACGCTTTACAGTAAGGAGACGAAGCGATTCTATTCACACACCGACTACTACTTTCCGGAGGGCTCACTGAAGGGTCATCCGAATGAACAGCTCTACCGCACATGGCACGAGGCGGGATGGCTGACCTACTGCCAGGGCGACAAGATTGATGTACGCCGCATAGCTGATGACATAATACGACGCTCCAAGAAGCTGAAGATAATACGCATAGGCTATGATGCCTACAAGAGCCAGGAACTGGTGAATATACTGGCAACGGCGGGGGCAAGAGCGGTGCTGCTCCCCTACTCTCAGACCTATGGCAGCTTCAACCTTCCGGTGGAAAGCTTTGAGATGCTGGCCTACGAGAATCCTCCGAAGATTACCATCAGCGAGAATCCCATTAATGTCTATTGTCTGACCAACTGTGTAATCGACGAGGACTCCCTGGAGAACAAGAAACCGCTGAAGGCTTCGCAATTCAGGAAAATCGACGGTACCATCACCCTGCTGATGACCATCGGACAGCTTTACAGCTATGAGCGATGACGGGAAATTGCGGAAAACGGGGTCAAAAATGGCCAAAAAGCCACCTTACTTATACCTTACTTATACTTACTTATACCGCCTTTTTAGTGAACATCCGTTAAATAATAGGCTCTTTTTCGCTCAAGGGTAAAACTTAGTTAATTTTCTGCGGTCGAAAATGCCACAAAAACGTGTCAAAATGGGCAGAATTACACAAAAGTCTACAAAAGTAAACAGAAGTAAACACAATTACCACTCTTTTGCCCTGTTGCAAGGGCTTGTCGGTATGGCTAAATTTGTAGGAAACATTGATAGAC